CACTCATATCCATTTTCAGCTCTAGCAAACCATTCACCTTCTTGTAGTAAATCATGAACCCAAGTGCCTTTTAGCTTATTAAAGTCCTTTCTACATTCATTTTGACTTATCTCTTGGTATGGTGGTGAATAAGTCATGGCAACTGTTGCCAGAGATTCTTTTACATCGTCTTTCTCGAATGTATCTTTGATGTATGACCATTCTTTCTCGTCAATGTGAAGATATGGCTCTTGGTTCTTGAACTTGTTAAAGTATTCTAAGTACATTTATTCTCCAAAATAACGGGTGTGTCCGGCTTTATGTTCCACGAGTGGATGCACATACTCGGTTTTATTAGTATTGGCTTCAACACCCATTAATTATTCTACTTCATCATCATCAAAATAATGATATACTTCAACGTGAGTATTACATTCTTCATTACTACATGATAGATTAGTTACAATCCCCTCTGAGTTATCTTCGGGTTCATTGTCATCAATATCATGATCTCCACCCCAAATTAATTCTGATTCGCAATGATAACATTTCATATTACTCACCAAATAACTCTTTGAATGCCTGGTTGGCAGCATTTGATTGTTCGGTCTTGACTTTGACTTCTTCTTTCTTTACTTCTTTGATAGCATAATCACCACGTTTCCAAAAGTCATTTTCTATCTTACTGGCCATCATATCAGCCTGATGTAATATGTAGGCAATATTAGATTTAAGTTGTCTTTCTTTTTGATAAGCAACATAATAACTTTTATTAGCTTCTTCGTACATACCATCTGTCAATCTTAAACCAAGATATTCATTTTCTGTCATGACGACTCCAAAGTGTTGTAGTATCCAACAAGCTCTATCCGTAACCGTCATGAATTGTAGATTACCATTATGTTTGTATATCAGACCTTGATTCTTTCTATGCCAATCCGAATCATTTGGTGTATAGTAATCCTCGGCTAAATCACCAACCTTACCCAAGTCATGATGTAGAGCAGAGAATATCAATTCCTCTTTGGTAAAGTTATCAACTATAGCTCCATTTCTATCCCAAAGTTCATATATCTGCTGTGCTAAATCGGTGATATGTAAAACGTGTTCCACGTAACCACCGGCATGAGCATTATGGAAGTGTTCCTTACCACTAGCTGGTGCCATACACATTCTTTCGTCAAAGTAATGATACATATTGAGAAGTTTTTCTCTCCGCTCACTTCCTTCTTCAAATGTATCTTTTACAATTTGAATTAATTTTTCCCAATTCTCTTGTATTTGTTCTGGTGTTAGTTCTTTCATATTATATTCCCATGTAATCTTTTACTACTTTCTTGGTTTCATAGTGATGAATAGCCATCTCAACACCTCTCCGTTTTCCATCAAAATCATTTTGGTATCCACCAGGATTTGGAACTTCTTGAAGTATAGCAGCCATTACCTCATCTAATGCTTCTTCAAAAGCAAAATAATGTTCATCAGTATACAAATTATATTGTATTCCTGTTTTAGAATCACGCATTGAATACCGTCCAGATTCAGTATGATTTTGTCTAATCCAAATATTGGTTTTATCATCATGTACCCAATCACATGAAGTAAAATTACCATCATCTATTGCTTCGTTGATCTTTTCAAAAAGATAATTGACAAATGTGGATGGAAATTCTCCCCTACCCAAATATTCTCTCAATTGCCTAACCTTTGTTAAAGCATAGTTGGTATACCTTTTCCTATCCATTTCATATGGAAATGTTTTGGCTCTTAACTCTTGTTCAGTTGGCATTCTTGACATTAAAGCAGCCATAACATTGGAGTTAGTTAACTTATTCACTTTTGGTACTTTATTACCAGAAAACTTTCTTAATACATCCCTAAAGTATACGAACATATCTTTTCTTTTTGGATCAGTTATGACTTCAGCAGCAGAGTTTATGAATTGATAAATAGTTAAATCTAAATTACCTGTACTCAATGCGACAACTGCTTCCCAAAGTTTTTCAATATGTTCATCTGTTATCTCGGTAGCATCTCCTAAGATAGACTCAGTACAATCAACGATTGGTACTTCACCATCTAATAGATATACACCATGATTGACATTTCTTTTTAATGTTCTTAAACGACCATTGGCGTCAATAGTAACATAATCACCTTTTGAATAAACATGATCTAAACCATCTAATTTAGCAACATATTCAGTAGGTACTTTAATCACCACAAATGCTATTAACAATCCAAATTTTTCAAAGGATTCCATGTGTAATGATATCTGTTCTAGTTCTTTTTTAGAATTTCTTCCCCAGCGATATGTTTCAATACCACCTTGAACTTTGTCTATTATTGGGAATATTTTACTAAGGTGGGTAGTGCCTATTTTGGGCACCTTGATTGGTATTAACATAACCATTCTCCTGTTTGTTTAAATCTGTTAGAACAGACTTTTGTTATTAACTTAATGTATAAGTAATCAACATCTTTTAGTTGATCCTTTAGTGTTATACATGATATAAATATATACAAATTCTTCAAACCATCAATATTTGTTCAATCAAACTATAAGCCTGTTTGAAAGTAATTCTTTTTCTAGCATATGAACTCGTTGAATTTCTGTAATTAGTCAAAAACAGACTATTATATTCCTTACGAAGTAATTCTAATAATCGATTGAACTCATCACATACAAACTGCTCATCTTCTATTGTTTTATCTGTTAGTATAGTACAGAAAGTTCTATCAGTTAAAGATCCATATAAATGGTCTTTATTGATACTTAATTTAATTCTACCATCATCTGTACCCGTATCTATGGCTCTGAGATATAGATTTGATGTTGATTTGTCCCCATCAACCAAACGGCGTATATTGTATTCTGATTTTATATTTGGGAACAAACTTTTACCTATAGTAAAATGATTCTTACTATCCAATATCAATTCTATCTCATCACCATTAGGATATACAAATGCCTTAATCTTTGTGTATGGTGGTATGAGTGGATATAAATCATGTCGTTCAAACTGAAAACCACAAACTGTATAATCAGTATCATCAAAAACACTTTCTTCAAATATATTCATTCTAGTTATTTTATATCGAGAAAAGAAGAATTCTCTTAACTTAGAACTATCCTCTGAAATAAAGTTCAATGGTATGATTAAAATACCACCAAAAGCATCACCATCAATTATATTCCTAACGGCAATCTTATATAAATCATTCATGTCATACTTGTCGTACAATGTTTTATCTTCACTCTTATTCCTAGCTAAATAAGGTGGATTGGTAACAACATACTTATCTTTATAATCAGGTGGATTCATCAATGTATCTTGTGTTATGGCATCTATCTTTGGATCTATATCATATCTCTCAACATCTCTACCCACCCATTTTACCAAATCACCTTGACCACAAAATGGCTCAATCACATCAACATTATCTGGTACTTTCATACCTTGTAAGATATAATCTGAATTTGTTGTATAAAATTGACCTAATTTAGATTTAGAATTCATCTGAGTTTGTTATCCTTATATTTTTTGTTTTATATTTATCGAATTCTTTTAAAACGGTAGGTGTGTAATAATCACCATCAAGAAGAATAATAAATTGTTTATCTCCATGTATTTCGTCATATCCATATGCCTCTTTGGTAAATTTAACGGCATCATCTTTTTGATTAGTTTGACCACCACCAGATGTTGTAGTCACTTTTGCATAAACATAGGAATCACCATATAAAAAATCTACACTTTTTGTAGTATTGCTATTCTTATTACCTTTAATTATTTTTCCTTCGAGTATCCTAATGGCGTTTGGACCAGTACCAGCTACTTTTTCAAGTTTAATACCTTTAAGTTGATTGAATTTAATTTGTAGTATTTCACTTAGATTTTGTTTTGTTGGATCTTTAGCTAAGAAACTTGCAACCAATGGGACATCTATTATCTGTTGTAATACACTTCTCGTTGTTTCATTAGGAAGAGTATATTCTTGTCTTTTAAGATGGTTTTCTATCTTATTCAACAACCAATTATGTTTTTTTAAAATAGAACCATTTCTTAATTCAATTGCCGTGGCAACCACATCTTCTGTATTTTCTTTATACTTCTTAGCCAAACCATCTTTATAATACTCTAGAAACTTCATAGTTGGTGTTTGTATTTTATTCATGTTATTTATTAGATTTTTATTGTTATTTTTGTATTCAAAAAATTGAGTGTTCATTATATATTGTGTTTTATTCATACCCTAATATACAAAGAATATATGTTAATGGCAAGCATTATTTGCAATATTCTTTAAATTTTCTGTTCTTTTATGTGCTATATTGAAAATCTCTTCATCCTTCTCTGAACCATAGTAATTTCTACCTATATTATAACTAGCTATAGCAGTAGTTCCTATTCCAATAAAAGGATCGTAAACTGTATCACCTTCATCTGTAAAATTATCAATACATCTACTTATCATCGTTTCTGGAAAATGATAAGTGTATCTTACACCATCAAACACTTCCGATTTATAATCTTCTGTCCAATTGTCGGCTCTATATCCTTTAGTTCCTTTCGACTTAATCTTACCTCTACCAAAGTTCTGAACCATAGCATAATCATATCGGTATAAGTTATTTCGCTCGCCCAAGTTGATGTCTATTTTTGGTTTAATCCATACTTTCTTCGTAATCAAACTATATATCCCAAGTCTTTCATTATTTCATAGACATGATAATCTTTAGGTATAGTTCGGGCTTTAAACCTTCTAAGGCTTGTAACTATCGTAACTACATTATTACTAGGATTAAGTTTACTATATACTTTCTTTTGCCAATCTAAGTATTCGTTGTCGTCTTTTATTGGCGTTAGATTTAACTCATCATAATCAGGTGGTGAAAAACAAGTGTAATCATATTTTATATCCCGTTTAGTTAAAGTATCTAAACAATCCTCGTGGAATATTTCATTCAAAGCTTTCTCACTTTGTTCTTATCTAACTTTAACCTATGTGTATACGTACCTTCTTTCTGAATGACCGTGTAGAAATCACCATCTATACTTTCTACCATATATCGCTCAGTAAGACCTACTGTTTTGACAGTAACCCAATCTCCGACTTTTGCTTTTTTCTCTGATTCTCGGCTTTCAAGCCACTTTTGTTCTTCACTCATTATTAACCCTTATAAAAAATAAATATTGGTTCATACTTTGATACGCTACCATCAACTTTTACTGAATTCTTCACGTTAGATTGATCAACTCCTATCATTGATGACATCAACATCTTTAACTTACCTTTATATTCACCACCAAGTGATTCAATGATGTCTATACTATCTTGTTCCAATGGATGGAAAGTAGTCTTACCTATCTTGATGTCAGCTATATTCCATAGTAAATACCTATCTGATTTTAGACTCTCGTAAGCATTTGTTAATGTTGGTTTTAAGAAGTTATCTCTCCAATCATGATACATCGGATAAGCCTTAAATGATTGTTCTTCATCTTCACTATATTGTTCCCTATCAAAATAAGGTGGTGAAGTAAATACCATATCTAACTTACCTTTATATTGTTGAAAGTCTGGATGTTCACCAATATGTTCTGAACCTTCTTGGAAAACATGATAAGTATTTCTCTTTTCTTCCCAAAATGGATTAGTCTCTAAGGCTTCATTGTTAAAGAAGTCAGCCACATACTCGTATCTTGACTTACCTAACTCATCTATGTAGTTATCTGTATTCGGGTCTGTGCCGATGTAATGAATGTCCTTCTTGGATGACATAGCACCTAATATTCTACCACCCCAACCAGAAGATGGATCGTAAATGTTTAATGGAGTGTCTTGTTTAATATGGTCTGTATATTTCTCATACAATAACCTAGCCGTAAGTGGTGGGAAATTAACTGCTGGTTGTGAGTTCAAACTCAATCTGAATATCTGAAAAGCCGATGGGTATAATTTCTTTTCAATATGATAATATCTAATCATGAATACATTTGTTTTGACATTACCACCTTTAGTCATAACAGTATCAGTTAAATCATCAAGACTTATTTTCTTCTTCAGCGTTGGACACCATATATTAGTTAGCATCTCATCACTAATCAAACCATTTTTATGAGCCAATCTAATATCTTCAGCTTTAATAGTTACATATTGTTTAAGGTATTTCTCTTGATGTGATTTTGATATCCAGATTCTAAACTTACTGAACTTTAACTTATTGTCGTTATAATATTTTAACCAATCTGTTGCACTCTCCCCGTCCCAATATATCTTTTTCCCTTGTTCGTTTTCTTTCCTATCCAACGAAAGAGATTTACTGAAGCTATACATTGAATCTCTACGAACACCTCTTCGCATAGCTTTATAGAATAAATCCTTATTGACATCCTCTTTGATTCTATCATAGATTGAATTAAGACCAACATCCCCAACATCACCAATGCGAGTTTTCAACATAGTTGGGAAGAATTGATTGACGCCATTAGCAAACTTGTTAAAGTTCTTAATCACATTAGCATTGCCATCATCGTCTTTTTCAATGAAACCATGAATGTCATACTCACGTAGTTTTCTGAAACCATTCGTTATATCAGCAATAGATTGCCCAACCATAGGTGGGATACCACGTTCATCCCACTCTTCAATTATATATTGCCTTACTTCTTCAATCCAATCGTCTAGCTCTTTATCGGATTTACAGAATAACTCATGGTAAGTTATATTAATTTTGGATTCAAGAATACTACTTCTCTCGTAGTAATATTTACTCACCCACAACCTCTTTTATTTTACCAAGATGACCACCAACATACTGTACATATAGTTCAGCATCTGCTAAATTCTTAGCAAGAAACGAGTAACCTTCATCGGTTGTCCATTTCTTGTAGTGGTCGAATTGACCAACTTTTGTTTTACTCATATAACCTCTATTTTATGATTGATATAATATACGAATACTTTTTGATAAAGTCAAGTTATTTTTGAAAGTATTTTACTTTAACAATGTTATTGTCGTGGTTCTTCTATTATTCACTACCGTGTAAACACCACTTGACAATCCGCTAGTATCCCAAGTACATAATCTCCCTCAGTATAAGTTTGGCCGTTCAGTTGAGTACCACATAATGCTACTGCGATTATTATCCAAACCACAACAGACCACCATTTTGGTAAGTACTGTTTCATGTTATAAACCCGCCTCTTCAACATATTCAAGCAAGTTGTCTGCGTATCCTGTAATACTGTGATCTGATAGACCATCAAAATAATCCTTACTCTTGAAACTATCTAATCTACCTTTCAATCTATCCAAAGTCCGTTTCCATACATTCGTACCTAGTTCAACTACACCATCGGAATTGATATATCTTAATTCCCCGTGGTGTCTATATCCCCAATGGTAGAAAGGCATCTTAGTTACGTCATCAGAATTATTAACAAACCGATAGTGTGGTATATCTAAACTATCTCTAAATTTATCATTACCTACTCTTGGTGAACCATACGTGTATAGTCCATCAATTTTAAAACTTGAATTATAAAATCTAGCGGCAACTATAGTAGCCATAGATGCTCCAAGTGAATGGCCAGTAATAACTAACTTCCTACCTTTAAGTTGTTTTATAACATAGTCTCGTATATGTACCCAAAGCTTATCAACTTCTTTCTCAAACCCCTTATGTACTTTACCATAAAAATACTTCGCATTAACAGAATCAACATTTAAATCAGCCTTAATATCAGACCACGACTTAACTTCCGTACCCCTGAATGCTAATACGAGCCATTCTTTATTATATGCAGCATGAGCTTGTGCCCCATTCTTATCAAAGTACTTATGTCCATTAAACCCTAACCCCTTAAACAAAGGTTTAGCTTCCTTACCGTTTAAATAGGCCGTCTCTGAACACTTTGCCATCATCCACCCAAAAGATTCTTTATTCATTTTACTTCTCCCAATGTAGTTTACTCCAAATTTCAGTTGTCTTTGGATAAATATTAATCATTAACCGCTTCATCACTTTAGCGTATTGCTGTATTTCCCATTGTGATGTTGTTTCATCTCGTAACTCTATGAAATTTACAATTGCTTGAAATGATGCTGTCCAATATACTTCTGTGTATTGACTTAATGGTAAAACTATTCTTGCCTGTTCCTTAGCCACTCCAGCATCAATCATCTTATCATAAGTATGTTCTACACTTTTCATATAATCACTATAACACAAATCCATTCTTTTCTGTTGTAATGGATTTAGTGCACCTTCACTTGCCTGTTTATTATCTTCTGATTGTTTTCTCCATATTTCAGGATAGTAATAATCTTCTACTGGCACATACCTACCTGATATTTCATTCCAAGCGTGGTCTTTAGTTGAACTATTGGATGTCGTTTCAATCCCAACTACGTGTTTATACATTTGACGCATTACAAACTCTGGTGCCTTTATATGGAACTGAACCTGTAGATGTCTGAATGGACTAAAGTGTTTATGTTTAGCCAAATAACGAACTAACCTTTCATCCGACTTATCATATACTTCTTTTCGTTTACCGAATGATACTCTTGCGGCATTAACAACCGTTAAATCATTTCCTAATGAATCTACGACTTCTATAAAACCTTTATCTAAAACTTGTTTTTTCAATCTTCTTTCTCCACATCCTCTTATTATTAATTATTCGTTTTCCAACAACTTCATTATTTCATTCATCCAACCATCTTGTGTCTTGGATTTTAAATCCATAGCCCACCAACCCATTCCATTGCCGGGTGGATGTACTTCTTCACCAACTTCTTCAAACATAAATGGTCTACCATTTACAAATGAAGTATAAATTTTACTTGATTTACCTGGGTGACCACCGGCAAAATATTCTTTACCATTCATACCTAACCAATTATTTTTACAACTATTAGTTCCAAGTAAATATGCTTTAGCCTCTTTATTAACTGAACCTTTAGGCACTATTAATACTGAATCTTGTTCGAATATCTTTCCGAGTTTCTTTAAATCATTTAATAAATTACCGTTATCATCTTTATCCACAATGAAGAATGAAAGTTCCTTTGAAGACTTACCGCCTTCTGGATACTTACCAATAAGTTTAGTTACACCATACCCCATACTTAATAAGTTACCAAGTAATTTCTGATTGCGAGCCTTATTAATCTTGTTTGTATATTTTTCACCTTCACCACAATCTGCGGCATTTCTAAAAGCCGTCATGGCTCCACAATCATGCTTCTCGTTATGTGACCATATTCTGGATAAACTTGATTCATTTATTACATTTTCCACTACTTGTTCTCCCAGCATATCAAGACTATAACTATGTCCAATTATTTTATTTTTAGAAGTAGAGATAAAGTTTATTCTGAATTGAACTTTCTTTCCGTTGGTTTCATACTTTACCCAATTAATAAGAGCCTTCTTTTCTCGTGTTCCCCACTTCCAAGTTTCGGCAACCCAAGCACCTTCTCGTGGTCTGAACCTTGTTCGTATCCAACCCCTCTTTACAATGTCGGTCATAATCTCTATACGAGCTTTACCTTCTTGATTTGGAAACTTCTCATCATACTTGTCATAAAGTTTCTTCATCTTATCTACTGAAGTTTTGAATAGACTTGGTTTCTCACTCACAAAAATAATATGAGTATCTTTAACATCATAGACTTTACCACTTGGATTTACCCAATGGGCTTTAGTACTTCCACCACGAGTGGCATCTTTGAAATCACTCCAACCTTCTTCGATATCTGCTATGTTTTTGAATTTACTTTCCATTTGCTTCTTCTTCTGCGGGTTTATCAACTAAATCTTCTTTCTTAGCAGCTTTCTCTTTTGCTATCTCAGCTTTAAAGTCTTTCTTCTTACCACCTGTATATTCGTAAGCATGACCTTCTTCAATTAAGATGTCGTTAATACTAACTAATCCATCTGAACTTCTATCTATAGCTTCTGATATTTCATGACCTACTACATCTGCAGATACAAAGATTTCTCCTAATACTCTACCGAATTTACCTGTACCGTGAGATACAATCTTAAATACACCAGCCTCTAATAATTCTTTGTTCCGAGCTTTAGCCAATAGACCTTTTGCCTTTTCATCTAAATCTCTTGTTCTACTTTCCCAAGTATCGATACCCATGTATCTAATTCTTTTTTTGATTTTCAAATCGAAACCCAAATCGATATAACAATCTATTGTATCTCCATCTAAAACTTTTACGAGTGTGCCATTATATTCAAATGACGCTGGTTTTTTAGCCATTAGTTATCTCCAAAGACTTTTATCGTCCTTTAATTTACTTATATATTTCAATAAACGACCACACGTTTTACAAGAAACTGGAGTTATCGATTCCGTATTGGAATAATCTCTCAAATTTCTTTCAATGTAATCTTGAATTGATTCCCAATCTTCTTTTCTATTGACATTTAAAACCTTATGATCAACAGATTGATTACAACAAGGTGTTAATTCTGCTTCATTTTTCTTTTTAGGTCTGTCTTTGTACTTAAAGTAATCCCTATCTAATGGCGTGTTGAAGACAGATTTAGATTTTGTCATTCGTAGCCCTTTCCTTTAATTTGTTAGCTTTCTTTAATGCTGCTTTTTTCTTCTTATGTATATCTATAAGTATCTGGTCTGATGTTCTCCGTTTGGTTTTCTTCTTAGGTTTAACCTTAGTGGATTTAAGAGTACCAAATAACTTTGGTTGTTCCTTACCTTTATGAAACACATTACCATCTTTATCTACGAACTCTTTCATAAAGTGCCATCCAGCTGGCCGACCCGTTGGTTTATTTTTGGTTTTTTCTTCGTGTAATTCAGGAAACATTGACATTATGTTCCTATTGACTTCATTTGAGCATTTTACCTCAATCGCTTCATCTCCGACTGAAATATATTTTCCACATTGGCACATCATATACCGGACTCCCTTTTCTTTGTATGTTGGTTGTATTTGTTTCTTATTCATGACTGTAATATAGTTAATAATAACTATACAAGTCAAGCACTAAATGTCATTAAATTTTACGTCTATTATTTTCATACAGATAAAGAATTCATTTTGATTTTTCAGAATTGTGTCAGCCAATCTCCAATGTGATTTCAACTCTTCAGTTGAATATTGGGAATCAGCCGACACTTTTCCAAGAACTATATAACTCTCATCATTTACATTGATGATTTTATTATTCATGAATTATTATCCGATATTTACTTTTGTAACTTTTGGTAATTCAGGTTCTTTTTTAGGAATTGATATTGATAACATACCATCTTTAAATGTAGCACTAACATTATCTCCATCTAAATGATCACCTAAGTTAAAAGACCTTTTAAATGATGAATGTTTTAACTCTCTGGTTATACATTTAGCACCTTCATCTTCAACTCCGTGTTTATCACCTGAGATAGTTAGTACATCTTCTTCAACTTCTACTGAAACGTTCTTCTTATCCAATCCTGGAATCTCTGCTATGATACCTATTCTATCATCGTACTCATAAACATTTACTTTGGGATAAGAACCTTTGTTGAAAGACACACCAACTTCTTCTTGAAAAGCAGGAAACTGCTTACTCATCATTTGGTCAAATATTTTATCAAAAGGTGTTAAAAATTCATCTCGATTGAAATGCTGTGGGTTTACTATTAATCTATTCATTGTATTCTCCTATGTTAACTTTCGTCTAACACGATTTACCATCCCATTTATTTGGTGATGGTATTCACTATATAGATACAATTACCATACCACGATTTAAAGTATGTCATTATGTCTTATCGTTTTCTTTTAAAAGTGGCGGAAAATCATTTCGAATCCATTTGATATTTTGATAACCCCTTTCTATTACTATTTTATGCACTTCTTTTTTATTTTCTCTGTATAACCAAAACGTAAGTTCACCTACTTCAGGATACTTTGGATGTGTGGCTTTGATTTGATACCATCCTCTAGTGTCAACTTCTGTCATGATTTTTCCAAGTCCATCCAATCACCGAACTCTTCGTATTCTTTAATGGTTTCACTATTAAATTTACGCCGTTTATGTTCTTGTTCGGTCATTACTCTCCATAATGTATTAAATTCTTTTTCACCTATTTGTTTTAAATTCACAAAATATCCGTGTGCTTCTTCTTGAGTATATCTGTTATTTAAATCAACGGCATGAACAATATTATCATTATTATCCACTAACATATATTTCATTATTATTCCTCATTAACTATTTTTATCCTTACTGAATTAATAAAATGGTGGCCGTGTTCATCTGTATATCCACCATAAATAGTTATCGTGTCACCGATAAAATCTTCCCAAACGGCAAATACTATCTTAGCATTACCATCTTCATCACTCATACTTGCTGGATTGACTAAACTAATCCATTCCCCTTGAATTTGATATTGATAGTCGGAATCCCATTGAATATGTTGTGACCAACCGCACTCCGTACTTGCATCTAAAATTGAATATGTTTGAGCTAAATCAGCATTATATTCTAATTCATAAATTCCATTATTTTCAGGTAATGTAGATGTTATTTCTAACCCACAATCACAATCTTCCGATTCTGACATTATTGGGTTGAAATCTGAACACCCTATGGTCAATAAACCAACTATTATCAATAACCTATTCATTACTATTCCTTTTCTTTTATTTCACCAGGGTCAACGTCTTTCATCATCATGATTTTGGTTTTGGTTTCTTCCAACCACCCAATCCATTCATTTAATAAACCAATGATTTTCATTTTATCTACGTCATGATGTTCATTGTCTAAGATTTTATCTACCCATGTCTTTATCATATTTAGATAACCAGATAGCCAAGTTGCTATCTCTGTTCTTTCATTTGACCATATTGAATTTCTGCTCATTTGTTTTCTCTCTTAATAATACGAATAAATTTACTTAAAGTCAAGTAAAATATTTTATTTTTTGTAAATAAAAATAAACTCTAACTGGTAGGATGTGGAACTATTCCAATCGGTTGTGATTGGTGTGTGAGTCTGTGACTCTGAATTTGTGATGATATAATCCATAAAATATTCCTTGTTATAATAAATATTTAACTAATAACCAAAAGTTATAAAGACACTTCTATGCCAATTTTACCTTTATAAAATCCTTTACCTTGAAGTTTAGATACTTCACCTAAATTATATAACCTAACTTTATCTGTAAGTTTCCAAGATATTTTAAATTTATCTTCATATTCAAATGTGGTATTCTCTCCAGTATCGTCTGGTGGCATATATCCATCAAACGAAACTTCCACATCTACCTTTTCCCAATAGGTTTTCTTTTTACTCATACCAAAACTAAAGAATGTTTCAAAGTTCTGACTAAATACATCTTCATCATCGTTACGGCTTGTGAATCCATACGAAAAATCTTTCCACGTATTTCTCCAGTCCATTTTAAAGTATCGCACATCGTGACTTTCTTTATTCATATACTCTGGTTTAAAATAGATTTTACCACCTTCTAACTTGGCCCAAAATAAATCATCTATGTAGAACTCACCAAGTTCCCTTTCCCATTGTCGATTGATATGAAAATTCTTGTGAGTTAATCCAATACTAATTTCATAGTCATCTGGATTAGGTTGAACATTTGGCGTTCTTATAGCATATGAACTGAATAACATAACTCCTGCTAATAAACTATCCAATATCATTTATTTTCTCCTAGCGTTTTTTCTTTTTGTTGTTTTACGTTTAACTTTTGATATTCTACGCTCATCTCCAGAACGATTGTCATGACCTATCCAACCCATAAGAGTCTTGATTGCTTTCGTGAAGTTACTCATTTTACTTTCCTCGTGTTGTTGCTTGTTTTACTGCCACTAACTTGTGGCTTAAATATTTTTTCCCACCTTTTTGCCCATTCGATAGGTGATATTGCTTGTCTTGACTTATCACCCTTTCCGGCATCTGAATGTTTTGGTTTTTCTTTCTTCATTTCTAATCACCATTTAATTGGTGATTCATAATAAGTGTGGTTTTGCTTCGATTGTTCCGGCTTGGGTGACTCTGACGAATTCGCATTTTGATTGAAAATCCAATATATCATTCGCGCCAACATATGAGCAAGATGACTTAATACCATCACGAATATCAGATATAATCCGCTTAACCTTACCCTTGTATGGAATGATTTTAGAGTTTCCTTCCACGTTGTTAGATTCTCCTCTGTCAGACTTACTATCAAGGGAAGCACTTCCTCTATATTTCTTGTATAGCTTTTCATTCGGCCATTCTCCTACTTTGTGGGTATTTCCTGGTGTTTCCTTCGTCCCAGCGAGAAGAGAGCCGAGCATAACTGAGTCAGCTCCTGCCCCAAGTCCTTTAGCCACATCACCCACATTCCGAATACCGCCATCAGCGATGCAAGGAACACCAAAAGTGTCAGCAACGGAACACACATCAAGCAAAGTACTAACTTGAGGTAGCCCGACACCAGTCCTGATTCTTGTTTCACATAATGAACCATTTCCGATTCCCACTCGGAGACCATCGACTCCCCAGTCACATAGGTCTTTTGCTGCTTCTTTGGTGGCAATTGAACCCCCGATGATTTCAACATTTCGTCCAAATTCATTTTTTAACTCCTCTATTGCGTTCTTCATCAATACATGATGACCGTGTGCTATATCTATAAGTAATACATTACATCCGTTTTTTACTAATTCTTGTGCTCGTTCTTTGTAATCACCCGTAACACCAACTGCTGCACATAATGGTCTTTTTACCCACTCATCGTCCAGTTCTTTACTTTGGTCTATAAACCAAAATCTTTCATGTAAATCTTCCCAATCTGATTTAGTCGGTGCACTATTCCATCCACTAACCATACCCAGCCATTCATCATATTCTTTTTCATGAGTTCTTTCATAATCACTTTTACCATCTAAATTTCTAAAAAATGATTTCCATTCTATGAATAATTTGTTCATCATTTTAGATTGTTTTTCAATACTCTGAAATCTATGTATAACTCCAACACCACCCCAATCCATCATTTCCATTGCCATATCTAATTCAGTTAC